ATCCTTTATTTGCAGTGCATTATCAACCAGTATATAACTTGCAAGGGGCTGTTGATTATTATCTTGTTAAATACTATAACGACAATAGAGTATTGACATATAGAGCGGCTTCTATTGGTTTCGGAGATTATCAATTAATTAAAGCACTACCACATTATTTTAAGGCGGTACCTGTTATTGAATACCGTAACAACGAAGAACGACAAGGAGATTTTGAGCAAGCAATTAGCTTAATTGATGCATACAATCTTTTACAATCTGACCGTTTAAATGATAAAGAAGCCTTTGTTGATGCAATTCTTTTTATCCGTGGGTTTACCTTACAGGATGGAGATGGTGCTAGGTTAGCAAAAGAAAAAATGATGCAGACATCATTTAAACCTGGTGAAGTAGATGCTAGTTATCTTACTAAACAAATGGATGAAAATTCAGTGGCTGTCTTGCGTGATGCGCTACTGGAAGATATTCATAAAGTAACCTATGTTCCAAATATGAATGATAAGAACTTCTCAGGCAATGTTTCAGGCGAAGCAATGAAGTATAAGCTCTTTGGTTTGCTACAGCTTATGTCAGTTAAATCAAGATACATGATAAAAGGTTTACGTCAAAGGCTTGAAATATTTACTAATTACCTCAAAATTACGAACAATACAATTGATATTGATGGAATCAAGATAAAACTCAAACCAAACTTACCAATAAATACAACAGATATCGTGAATCAGATTGTACAAGCACACCAAGCCGGTATCTTACCTCTTAAAACATTGCTTACATGGTTACCAGATATCGATAATGTCGATGAAGTTCTTGAACAGTTACAAGAGGAAAAAGAGGAGGCTATCGAAATGAATCAGAAAGCTATGGGCGTTCAGTCAGAAGATAGCCACTCTAATCTTGATGATCCACCTGATGAAAATGAGGAAGAAAATCAAGATAACAACAATAAACAGTCTGGTAATCAGACAGATCAAAAAGGAGACCAAGAAAATGGCCAAAACAAAAACAACAAAAAACAAAACTCAAAAAACTAATGCTAAAGCAGCAAAAACTCCTAAAGTAACTAAAACTAAGGCAAAAACTGCTTCTAAAACAGCTACTACCAAAAAGAAAGTAGTCAAAAAACCAGTAACAAAAACAAAAAAAAGCTAAATGATTACAGCTAAATTCAAAAAGAAGAACAACCAAATATACTGGTATCAAGTGACTGGCCATGCAGGCTTTGCAAATATTGGAAATGATATTGTATGTGCTGGGGTTTCTGTCTTATATATCACAGTTACTAATGCATTGTTATCCTTTGGTAAGACTTTTGAGCGTGATGAAGGATATTTTATACTTGATCCAACAGATAAAGAACTAGCAAGCCTTAAGATACTTTATGATGGAATAGTTTCAATAGCTGAGCAATACCCTGAACATGTAATGGTAGAGGAGTAAAAAGAATGTCTGACTACTGGCAAAAAAGAGCGATTAAAGCCGAAAAGAAAGTAAATGACGGTGCTAAACAGCTTGAGGAAGTCGTAGCACAGGCATACAAACAAGCTCAATCATATTTAACAAAACAAATTGCTAAATTATTTAGTAGAACTAAGCAGCAAACGGAACTGACAGATGATGAAGCAAAAAGAATGCTTAATGAAACTGTTCCTGTTTCTGAATTAGTTGAGCTTAGGAGATTAGCTAAAGATATCAGCAACCCTGATTTGCAAAGAGAAGCTAAAAAGCGGCTCACAGGACTAGCGCTTAAATCAAGAATTACTCGTGCAGAAGATTTAAAAGCAAAGTCTTACCTAGTAACAAAACAAATTGCAGATGTTCAGCTTGATAAGCAAACATCTTTTTATATTGATACGATAGATGAAGCTTACAAAGAAACTACTGCTGAAACAATTATTCGTGAAGCTCAAAAAAATGCAAAGAATGGCGTTGTTAAAGAAGTTTGGAATAAGAAAGATTACAATTTCAAAGAGTTATCCACCAAATCTGTGGAAAATATACTTGATAGTCGTTGGGTAGGTAGTAACTACTCTAAAAGGTTATGGGGAGATACTGAAGCCTTAGCAAAACGATTGGAACAACTATTTACAGTTGAAGCTTTGACTGGAATGAGTGAGTTTCAAATGGCAAAGGCTATCGCTACTGAATTTGACCGCTCAATGAACGTTGCTAGGCGTTTGATACGCACAGAGTCTAATTATATGGCTAACCAAGCAAAGCTCAAATCGTGGCGAGATAATGGCGTAGAGAAGTATCAAATCATTGCTATCTTAGATTTGAGAACATCGCAAATTTGTCGTCACAAAGACCATAAGATATTTCTAGTCTCTGAGGCTGTTGTAAATGGTGCAGAGGGAACTTATCCTCCTTTCCATCCGTGGTGTCGTTCGGTGGCTTCGATGTATTCAGAGCGCCTGAATAACACTCCGCGAAAGGCGATTGATCCGATTACTGGGAAGACATTTGATATAAAGGGAAGTACAACATACAACGAGTGGATGAATATCCTAATATCAAAATATTCCCAAGAAGAACTAAATAATTCCAGAAAAAAATAAGCGTGTGGAAGATACTAAGCGCTTTTCTTATACTCAAAGGAGAGAAAATGACTTTTAAAGCCTTTTTAGATGGAGATAATGATTTAGTTATTATGGACAAATGTTTAATGCCTAGTGGCATGACAGTGCAAATTGAATTTCAATTATATGATTTAGACAATGTATCAGTTGCTAATGTTTATCTAAACATATATAAAAAAAGAAAACAGATCCCCAACAATATTTTAAAGCAAACAGGAAAAGATGGTTTAAAACCCATGTTTTGGGCTGCTAGAAAAATTAAGGAATTTGAAGAGTATGCAAAAAAAGAGTTAACTAATCCTTTACCAAGCTATATTCAGATTTACTGGGAAGATAATAGGAGAGCGAGGATTTATAAACACTTTCTACCAAGATTGGGTTTTGAACTTAAGAATTTCGGAAAAGGAGAGATGCTCTATAAAAAAATAGAAACAGCAAATTATTAACACAACAAGCCGTTTGGAAACCATGCGGTTTTTCTTATGTCCAAGCGTGAAGACTTTAAAAGCTTCGGAAGTGCAAGCATTGAATCACTTTAAAAGCAATTGGAAAGGAACAATAATATGAAAATCGCTACATTATGCGGAAACAGTTTAATTAAGCTCAACTTACAACACTTTGCTGAAGGTCAAGAAGGCGGTGAGGGTGGAGAAGGAACTGGCCAAGCTACTCCTCCTGAATTCAACGCTGACAGTTTGACTGATGAACAAGTTGCAGCAATCAAAGAAAAGTTTGGTCTTAAAGATGATACTGATGTTGATTCAATTGTTAAGTCTAAACGAAGTCGTTGGCAGAAGGAACTTGAAGAAGAAAAAAACGAAGCTGCTCGACTTGCCAAACTTTCGGAAGAAGAACGCCAACAAGCGCTGATTCAAAAAGAAAAAGATGACTTTGAACAAGAAAAAGCCGCCTTTCGTCAAGAACAGTTACTTGTAGAAAAAGGCAAACAACTTCAAGAAATTGGTATTCCAAGCGCTTTTGCTGCTCGTATTCAAGGAAACACTGCTGAGGAAGCTATTAAAGATGTCAAATCTTTCAAAGCTGAATGGGATAAAGCCTTAGAAGCAGCAGTTAATGAAAAACTCAAAGCTTCTGTTGACACTCCGCTTGGTGGAGGTGCCACACCAGGTAAACCAGTTGATATTTCAACTTTAACTTATGAAGAAGCGCTGGCACTGAAAAAAACAAATCCCAAAGCCTATGAACAGGCTACAAAATAAGGAGAAAAAAACATGAAAAATAAAAAACTAAAATTCAACTTGCAACGTTTTGCTGGCGATGTAGTAACGTTCTTGAACTCACAAGTTGATCCCGAAGTTATGGGGCAAATGGTAGCTGCTCAATTGCCTAAAGCTATTAAGTTCTCAGGAATTGCTCCAATTGATACAACCCTTGCTGGTCAACCTGGTTCAACAATTACATTGCCTAAATTTAAATATTCTGGTGATGCTAAAGTCGTTGCCGAAGGTGCTGCAATTCAAATGGACGAATTACAAACTGCAACTCAAGAAGCGAAAATTAAAAAAGTTGCTAAAGGGATGTCTATTACTGATGAAGCTGTGCTTTCTGGTTATGGTGATCCAGTAGGAGAAATTCAACGTCAAATCCGTATGGCAATCGCATCTGCAGTGGACAATGAGATTGTTTCAGTTGCAGGAACTGCAGAACTTACGGTAGTAGCTGGTGTTGATCTTGGTTTGATTGACAAACTAGAAAATACATTTGTTGAAGCTCCTGATGCGCTTGAAGAACAAGGGTTTACTCAAGGTGTTCTTTTTGTTTCATACAAAGATGCTGCAACTTTGCGCCAAGCAGCGGGAGTTAACTGGACTCGTGCTTCTGAACTTGGAGATAATATCCTTGTTTCTGGTGCATTTGGTGAAGTTCTTGGTTGGACAATTGTTCGTTCTAAAAAAATCAAAGATGGCGAACCAATTGCAGTTAAACCTGGTGCAATGAAAACATTCTTAAAACGTGATGTCCTTGTTGAATTTGATCGTGAAATTACTAAGAAAGTAACACAATTCACTGGTGATGAGCATTATGTTGTTGCAATCGTTGATGAAACAAAAATCGTTCGTGTTCAAGCTTCACCAATTTCTGTAACAGGAGTTACCATTTCACAAAAAACAGCTTCTATGAAAGTTGGAGCTGTTAAAGAATTATCAGCAAAAGTTGCCCCAGATAATGCAACTAATAAAGCTGTTACTTACTCTTCTAGCGCTAAAAATATTGCAACAGTAAATTCTGATGGTAAAGTCACAGCCATTGCAGAAGGTACAACAAATATCACTGTAACTACCACTGACGGTTCACAAACTGATGTATGTGCAGTAACTGTTACAAAATAGAATAATGAAATGAGGTAATCATGGAAGAGAATGAACCAAAAACTAAAGCAATTGAACGTTTAAAAACTGATTTGGGCGTCGATGATGCTACTGGTTTAATTGAGGATGCGGTTATTCTCATCCTTGATTATACGAATCAGGATAAGATGTTAGATTCAATGTGGCTGTATGCTCGACAGTTAGCCACAATTAATTTTAATCGTGAAAGCACAGAGGGAGAATCTAGTCGTTCAGAAGGCGGTATTTCACAATCCTTTGTTGAAGACATTCCTTTAAATATCCAGCGTGGCTTGAATCGTTATCGACTCGGAAAGGTGGTTAGTTTTTATGCGCCTGATGAAACGTGACTTAACAACGGTTTATCTGAAAAGGATAGACCCAAACAACACGCAAGATGAAGAGGGAAACGATCAAGTTATTTATCTTGATCCTATTGCTCTTGAAATGAATGTTCAGTCCGCAAGTGGTGCTGTCAATGCCACAATTTATGGTTCAAAGCTTTCTAGCATGAAATCATGTAAGTATCAAGGCGATGAGTTAAAAGAAGGCAGAGACGAAAACAGCGGTGTTTGCGTGTATGTTGATAAGGACAGTGACCCTGATTATAAAATCAAGTCGATTCAACCTTGTTCTACACACATCAATGTGATGTTAGAAAGGAACGATGACATTGGGAGTTGAAATTAAAGGTTTGGACAGGCTTAAAAGAAAAATTAATGCCATGCCTAAAATATTAAATGATGCTGTGAATGATGCGACTTACGAAATCACAGAGTTAGTTCGTTCTGCAGCAGAATTAAGACTAGCTTCTAGTATGAAATTCAGTTCTGGAGAATTGCTTGGGAGTCTAAAGACTGAGGTTGTAGAAAATGCGGAAGGTAAAATAGTTGGGCGTGTCTGGTCGGATAAAGCTCAAGCCATTTATCGTGAGTTTGGTACTGGTCCAAATGGTCAAGCAAGTTCTAAAGATTTACCAGAAGGTGTTAACCCAGTTTATACTCAAACTCGTTGGTTTATTCCAGCTGAGGAAGTTGGAATTGATTTGAATGAAATCTATGGCATGCCTAAGATTACCATCCAAGGCAAAGAATTCTACATCACAAGCGGTCAACCAGCAAGGCCTTTCTTATATCCATCATTGAAAGAAATCCTTCCGCAAATGCCTGAGATATACAAAGAGCATGTCCAAAAGAAATTGAGGGAGCTTAAATAATGGAAAGAGTAAATATTAAAGTTGCTACTGTTTCCGTTTTAAATGGGATATCTGAGATTAAAAAAGTAGCGACTGATTATCCGTCAACATGGAATGACTTTCCTACAGCTATTTACAGAACGGTTAACAACCCACATTTTGTAGATGGAAGTGGAGAGGAACTTCAAACAAAATGGTCAATCACAATTGAATTATATTCTAAAAGTAGTTTGACCACTATCGTTAATAATGTCATCGAACAATTTGGTGATATTGGTTTTACAGGCACGCAAAGAGATGCTAATACAGCAGATTTAAAGCGTGTCATTATTGAACTATCCGCAATCGTGGATAACAAAACAAAATACGTTTATTCGAAATAGGAGGAAATAAACATGGCAACAGTAGCAGGATTACTTTCAAAAGATACAGTCCTTTCTTATAAAGATAGCTCAGGTTCAAAACCTGTCGCAGCAGTAAAATCTATCCCAGCAATGGGATCTGATCCTGAAAAAGTAGATGTTACTCACTTAGGTTCAGCTAAGAAAGCATATATTGCAGGGATTCAGGATTCAGATAATTTGGAATTCGCAATCATTTATCAAGGAGACAACTTCAAAGATGTTGATACTTTGGTCAAAGCTGGTAAAGCAGTTGAGTGGACAGTGACTTATCCTGATGGTATGAAAGTTGACTTTACTGGTCAACCATCTTATAAATTTGATGGTGTTGAAGTCAACCAAGCACTTGGATTTAATTTAGTAGTGGTTGTATCAGCAGGCCCTACATTTACACCATCTCCCAAATAACGCTGAAGATAAAACTGTAACTTGGACTAGCTCAGACTAAACAACCGCAACTGTAGATAAAGGAACTGTTACTGCGGTAAGTGAGGGAGAAATCACAATTACAGTGAAAACAGTTAACAATAAGACTGCTACTAGCACAATTACTGTCACAGCAGCATCGGGTAATTAATAACATTTTAAGAAAGGTTAGTCTCGAAAGCTAACCTTTTTATTTTTTATAAATATAGAAATCGGAGAAACAAAAATGACAAAAGGAAATATCGTAAAAATGCCTAACACAAAACAATTTGAATTTGGTGGATTGAATCTGCAACTTCGTTTGGATGGGAAAGCTATTTTAGCAATCGAAAAACGCTTAGATGAATCTCTAATGGGACTGTTTTTGAACGGACAAGGGGGAATGAAGCTTCCTGCATCAAATAAACTGCTTATCGTGCTCCAAGGTGCTAATCAAACAAGTCGAGTAACTGACCAAGATTTGGTACGTGCATTTGAAAAATACTTGGATTCAGGTAAAACAACTCTTGATATGTTCTCTACTATCCAGGAGCTTCTTGATGAAAGTGGTTTTTTCGGCAAGGAAACGGAGAAAGAAGCGACAAATGGGGAATCTCTGGACAAGGAAGTAGAAGGGGAAGAACTCCTTTAAAAACCTACGATAATTTATCAAAGATGTTAGAGGACTTATATCCACAAGCTGTAGAGGCAGGAATTGCTTCAACAGACTTTTGGAGTATGACTTTAGACGAAATAATGGTTCAAGTCGAGGCAAACAAAAAGCGGCACGAAAATAGTTTACGTGAACAAGCGATGTTTGATTACTCTCAACAGCGTATGGCTATATATGCATTTAATGATCCTAAGAATTTTCCTAAATTTGAAGAAGCTTATCCTTTCTTGAATAAGATTGAAGAAGAGGTTAAACAAGCAGTTTCTGCAGCAGACATTAGTAGGTCACAAATGCTCAAGGATCAAGAAATTATGATGCAAAATG